ACCAGTCCAGGTTATCCTTACTGTGTCGAGAATCCCTCCAAGGGTAAGAAGGCATGGTTTGGTGAAGAAGGTGAATTCACTATGGACAGTGTTCATTTTGAAGAATTAGAGCAAAAGATCAAAGATGACATCAAGTTACTATCAAATGGGCAGAGACCAAAGTATTTTTACGTTGATTATTTAAAAGATGAGAGACGAAAGAAAGAAAAGGTCCTCAGTGGTAGCACTAGATTGATATCGGCAAGCCCAATGGACTATATGCTGGTGTGCAGGATGTACTTCGGAGATTTTGTCCGCTGGGTGATGGACAACAATGTGAATAACGGTTGTGCTATGGGAGTTAATCCCTATAGCAACGACTGGGATCGTATTGCTTTGAGTCTCCAGGCGAAAGGTGAAAGGAATGTTTTCGGTGATTATTCGGGATATGATGGCAGTTTAAAACCTGCCCTGCAATATGCTGTTCTAAAGGTAATTGAAGATTATTACACTGGTTCTACACCCGAAGAGAGGATGATAAGATCAACTCTTTTTGAGGATGTTGTGAATTCGAGACACATAAAAAGTGGACCTTATTCTCACACATATGAATGGTTTGGAAGCAATCCATCAGGTAATTTTCTCACTACTGTTTTGAACAGTGTAGCAAATAATATTTTGATCAGATACACAATGACAATTGCTGTTGAGAGATCCTTTGGCAATTTTGGCTCATTTTCTGAAAATCACAGGGAAACGTTAAACTTCATCAATTCAAACATATATTCAATCACTTTTGGTGATGATAATGGTATATCATTCACAGATCAGCTTGATGTTGATTTACAATTGTGGCAGAATGTTATGTCTGAACATGGATTTACATACACTAATGAGGATAAAAATGGTGATATGTTAAGATTTAAGAAATTAAGTGAGTGTTCGTTTCTGAAGAGAGGTTTTAAGAAAGATTATGCAACAATGAAGTATTTAGCTCCCCTGAGCTTAGAAACAATCATTGATATGTGTAATTGGACTAAGAAGTCTGCTCCCCCTGGATCTGTTGAACAAACAGTTGACACTTTCTTTATGGAACTATCTCTCCATGATGATGAAGAGTGGGAGAGTTATGCTCCCACAATGAGAGAAGCTTGTATACGTAAATTGAACTATGTGGTTAATCCTTCAAAGAAGTACCATTTTTTAAAGGCGCTTCATTGTGAGGGTTATTACTAAGCAAGCTTAGTCTGGCGAGACGTTAAACACGCAAACATACCCGTCTGGCGAGAATTAAAACACGCAATATACCAGCCGCCCAGGCTTAAGGGACTAAGAACTTAATCTTGCAGTATGTGACGCAAATTGCTGGCTGTCTTTTGCTGTAGTGTCTGTTCTTTTAAAATGGTTTAGTTATTTAACTTTAGTGCTCAGATGACCATGGGTAACCCCCAAAAATCAGAGCAACCAGCTATATCTTCTGGAATGAGTTCTACAGGAGATGAAAATACCCAACTCGCTGAATCAAATATTTTAAATAATGGTTTGCCAACCACTGATGGCAGTCTCGACTCAGGACTAACTGAGCACCAGATAACCAATTTTCAGACTGAGAATCCAGGTTTAGCACAGCAATATGAGAATAAGAATGACACAATCATTCCTGTTGCTGATATTTCCATTAAGGATATTTTAGCTAGGCCATATCTGGTAGTGAGTGGTGATTGGAAAACATCCGATGCGTTCGGAACCACTTTGTTTTCAAAGGATACTTTTGTAGGTGGTACATCTATTCTGCAATCAAATGCAATTTGGGCAGATAAGATAAAGGGTTTCGCATTCGTGCGAGGCACTCTGTGTGTGAAGATATTGTTGAACGGCTCTCCATTTCATTGTGGAGCTTTGAGAATTGCACTGTCCCCCTGTGCATTCAATATAGGGTATCGTGGTAAGACTGTCCCAGCAAATAGCATGTTACCGTCTGTGCTTGTTAATGTTCAAGATTCCAACGCATCAATAAAATTACCTTATATAGCTAGATCTTCTTGGTGTGATTTGAAAAATCAGCTCGATGATCTTGGTGAAATTAAGATAATGGTTGAAGCTCCCCTTAAGGTTGGATCTGGAACGACAACAATCACTTACGATCTGTATTGTTGGTTCGAAGATTTTGAAATGTCTGGCCCCTTTTATCCTCAGATGGGTACTAGAAAAGTTGTTACGTCTAAAAATGTTGCAGCTGAGAAAGGTTATAGTGGTTCTTATATCACTTCCCTGACGACACCTATTCTTGATAAGTTGTATGAAGGAGCTGATTTTCTTTCTAACACACTTGATGGTGCTCTCAATTTGTTTGGTTTTTCAAAAACCTCATTGGAGAATTCTCAAGTTGTTTCAAGGCTGAAGATCCCTTTTTTCTCACACGGAGAAGGTACTGATACTGCGACCCCACTTTCATTATTAATGAAGAATGGAGTTGCTTTGTCTTCCTCTCTCGCCCCAACAAGCGTAGATGAGATGTCATTTGATTATATAAAGAAATATCCAATGTGGACAAACGCCTTTCAGTGGTCCACAGCCAGTGTAGCTGGTACGAAGCTCTTTGAAGTAGGTGTTTCACCTGTTTTCTGTAGTGCTAGTTACAATACGGTTTTTGGAACCAGGACAGTTACTGGAAATATCTTTGCTCCGTTCGCACACATTGCTAATCTGTTCAGATTTTGGAGAGGTGATATTATTTACACCTTTAGGATCTTTAAAACTCCTTTCCATGCTGGACGTCTGCAATTTGTGTATACGCCAAAGTACGTCGGTTCTGACCCTGATCTCTCACAGTCTTCACAATACTCTATAAGAGAAGTTGTTGACCTTGCTGACAGATACGAAGTTTCTTTACGAATCCCCTTTCAGTGGCAGTACACTTGGGCAAAAACTACAGATGTGATTGGTAGACTCCAAGTTTATGTTCACAACGTTTTGGTTGTTCCCACAACTGCTTCTAGTACCATTGACATTGCAATTTACACTTGCGCAGCAGATAATTTTGAAGTTGGTGGCCCCTATGTAGTTTCAAATGCTGCCTATTTCCCACAGATGGACTATGAGAAGCCTATTCTCAAGGAAGCTCCAATTAATAACACAATTGGTAATTACAATTCTCCAGATGTTGGAATGACCCCAATGCAGCAGAGTATGGGTGAAGCCTTTACTTCACTTAGACAATTAATGCAAAGGTACACTGATTTCAATAAATTGACAACAACAACAGCTGGTGCTGGTTGTGCATTGTCAATTAATCCCTTTACGACTAGTTATTACACAGCTGGTCCTACAAATGGAACTCCTCCCACAGCTTGCAATATGCTTCATAGCTATCTTGCATCTGGTTATATTTTTTATCGAGGATCTATGCGTGTGGCCATTGTGAATACGAATTCAACTGACGCCCTGTCCCCAATTCGTGCTGGTCTCATAAAGCAATCTGCTCCTGTTTCTACAAGTTTAGATGGTGCAGTAGTCAATTATAATATTTCCACCTCTGCGACCGCTGTTCCGACAGTGGCCCCGAATAGTTCACACATTATTGAATCCACATTAGGCATGTTAGAGGTGAGAGTCCCATTTTATACTGAAGCGAAAGCTGAATACGTCCAGTATAAAAATACCCAAGGTGCGACAAAGAACATCGCACCAGATGTTGGTGTTTACACCACAATTAATTCGGCATCCACAAATGTTCCCAATATCTATACAGCTATTGGCGAAGATTTCCAACTATCCTACTTTGTAGGTTTTTTACCCGTGATAAGTTCGATTTCCTAAATCTTACTTATGACGGCGATTTTTTATTGTTGATGAGTATCAATGATAGATTTCGTCGTTTCCTTATGGTCCCCCCAGCTAAAAGGCGCGGGGGGCCAAAGCGTGACTTTGGCGAATTCTTAGGTACGCCCTCTATTAACTAGGGTTATTGTTATGTGCTCTTAAGACATAACGGTAGTTTTTGTAGCAAAT